ACAAAGCAACTGATACTATACTGAATGAACAATTCCAAGTCTCTCGCATCTACGCAAGAGCAAAAGATATTCGTGCCAGAGATGCCAACTTTGCTGACAATACCAAGTCATATTGGGGTGAGATTGGTTCTCGTAGATGGTATGGTCCTTATTGATAGGAGAAATAAATGGCACTAATTAGAACAATTGTACCTGATCTTGTTGGCGGTGTTACCCGTCAACCTGATGTAAGTAGATTTCCAAATCAATTCCAAGAGTGCGATAACACATTTCTTCATTTCTCTGTAGGATTGGAGAAGCGCAGGGGTTCTGACTTTGTTGCAAATCTTACCAATATTAGTGGTGATCTATTCTTTCATTGGGTAGAGAGAAGTGCTAGTCAAAGATATTTCTTCGTAATCAAGAACGATGCTACCACTCCTCTCACCATATACAAGGTAGATGGTACGCCATGTACAATCACCTACAATAACTCTCCAGCAGGAACAGCAACAGCATTGAAGAACTATCTTGCTACTGCTCCTGCCAATCTCCGTGCTGTATCTTTTGATGATACAACTATAATAGTTAATACCACTGTAGTAGTCACTACAGTGTCAACATCAATCTCTTATTTGTTCCCTGCAAGCACAGGAACTCCAGTAGAGAATTCTGGAAACGCACACAACAAACAAAGTTGGGAAGAATTTAATCTTCCTCCAACCGTTAATTCTGAATATTGGTATGCAAAAGATGACGCTCTTGGACATCCTTCTGGATGGTATGAAGCAATATCAATAGGTCAACAACCTTGGTATCAGAGAATTCGTACACCAATGGCGGATTCTACCTTTACAAATTCAACAATGCCGATACGCATTGTTCAGACAGCAGACACAGCATTTGAAGTAAAGTATTGCGATTGGAAACCAAGATACAGCGGTGATGGACTTACAAACCCACCACCTTCCTTTGTAGGAAAGACCATTACAGATATTGCACTACACCGCAATCGTCTATGGATTGCCGCAGGAGAGAATGTAGTTGGTTCACAAGCAGGAGATTATTTCAATTTCTGGTTGTATTCCTATGTCAATATCATTGATTCAGATCCAATAGATGTACAGTTGGGATCTGCACAGGTATCCAAGATCAATTACATCCAACCATATAATAAAGCATTGGTTGTATTTACTAATGGCAATCAGCAGTTTGAGGTTCGTGCCAGAGAAGCACTGACTCCAACTACAGTATCAATTGTTCCATCAACAGCATATACATCACCAGATCTTGCAAGACCAATCATAGTTGGATCACAACTTTATTGGATTGCCAACAAAGGTGCTTATTCACAAGTATACGAATACATCTCTGACGATGCTGCTGCTCAATCAACAGCAACAGATGTCACAGCACATATAGATTCCTATATTGATAAAGACATAAAGTACATGACGGCATCTTCATCTGGAGATATACTTGCATTGACCAAAGGAACTGAAAGCACTGCTTTATATGTTCTATTCATGTATTGGCAAGGAGACAGAAAGATACAGAACTCTTGGTGTAAGTTTACATTTGCCGATGATGGCAACCTACTTACAGCAAAGATATTCGGAGACAGCATCTATACCATCCATAGAGCAGACGGTGTATTGAGAATAAATAAGGTAAACACAAGAATCATTGATGGATTTCCTTCATACGATCCACGAATAGATTCCAAGAGGAAAGTAACTGGCACATGGACAAAGGGACTTGGTACAACCGAATGGTCAACTCCTCTTAATCAACAGATAGATGCGATATACCTTGGTTCGGAATGGACAACTCAAGAAGGTGTATGGATAGTTCCAAATAGCGTTACAAACGATGGTGCTGGCAATAGCGTCATTGTTGCTGATGGAGATTGGTCTGCACATGATGTATACCTTGGATGTAATTTCCTTACCAATGTAGAGATATCAAGACAATATGTTCGTGATAACAATCAGGTTCCTCTTGTTGGCACATGCCAGTTGAGGAATGCTTCTGTATATCACAGGAATACAGGATACTTTGAATTCCACATTGATCCAGACACAACTCCAGCAAGTACAAGAATCCTTACTTACACAGGAAAGACCATTGGAAGCAGTTTCATTGCTTCGCAGAATTCCCTTTCAACAAATGAAGTAGATACTTTCAAGATAATGGGATCTTCCAATGGAGTTACATTAAGCATTAAAAGTGAACATCCCGCTCCTATGAATATTACTGGTATTGAGTTTGCCACAAACTTCATAGAGAAGAAGACATCACCCGCAGATAGATGAGAATAACATGAACAAATATATCCATAAAGGAGGTAGAATATGGGAGCAGAAATAGGAGTTGCTATCCTCCTTACCGCAGCATCAACCGCAGTAAGTCTTGGTGCTGCTGCACAAGCAAATAGACAGCAAGCAGCAATGGCGGAATATCAGAATCGTCAGAAAGAACTTGCTTATAGAAAGTCCGTAGCATTCAATCGTGCAGCAGGAGAAATCAAGGCAATTGAACAACGCAGAACTTTACAACTTAAATATGATCTTATGAAAGGTGCTTCTCTAGCGCAAGGTGCTGAAAGAGGAACATTAGAATCCCGTGTACAGGATCAGACTCTAAATGCTCTTGGATACAATGTGGCAAGAGAATCAGCAAAGATTACTATGGAGCAGGAACTAGCAGATCTAGGTTTCCAAATCAATGCTCAACCACAATGGTCTGTAGCAGGAAGTCAGAATCTATTGCTTGCTGGTATACAGGGTGGTCTACAGGGGTTGCAATTAGGTATGAGTGTTGCTGGTGGTATGAATGATCTCAATACAGCGCAAGCAGCACAAAACGCAGGACAACAGAGTTCAGTGTATACAGGATTTGGTTCACCCAACTGGAACCCAGGAACCCCAGCAACCCCAGGAACCTCATAAGGAGATATAAATGCCTAGAAACTATTCCCCATATACAGCATCAGGTGATCCTACAAATCCCCTTTCACTGCTATCACAAACAATTGAAATACCACAAGTAAACTATACTGCACAGACAGCAGTGGCAGAACCAGAGAATCAGTTTGAAACTCTACAGAAGATTCTTGGTCTTGCTGCTGGTGCTGCCACATCCGTAATGGGATATAAAGAGAACAAGATAAAGAATGAAATGGCATTGAATGCTGCTATTGAAAGATCACAGGCAAAGCAGGAAGCAGCAATAGAGGAAGCAGAACGCAAAGAAGAGAGAGCGCAGTATAAAGCAGAGCGTGAACAGAACAAGTTGGAAGCAGCAGAGAAAGAAGCACAGAGCAATATCCTGAATTCATTTGATGCTAGAATTACATCTGCTTTGCTCCGTGAAGACTTTGCTGAAGCAGAGAGATTGGGTACAGAGTTTGAAGGAATGTACTCTGTCGAAAAGAATCCCTTCATGGCAAATAAAGCACAGGATCAGAAACTACGCATCAAGACTGCTAAAACCGCATTTGATGCCAATGCTGATCGTGAGACAGCACAGTTGTCAGCAGCAACTCAAGGTGCTGTTCTTTCCGATTCTCTCGGTGGTCTTGAGAGATTGCAGGGTCAGTTCAATGGTCTTGATAGCAGAGATAAAGTCATGCAGATGTTTGTTGATACACCAGACGATCAACTCCATGTTGCATTGAACAACTATCTTTTGAGCAATCCTGTTGTTCCTTCGGCAAAACTTAATCTACTTTCAGATGAAGACAGGGTTGAACTCAACACTACCCTGCTTCGCAGCACTGATGCATTGAGAACAAGCATTATTCGTGAGAGAAACAATCGTCGTACATACGAAAGAATTCAATTAAGAAACCAAGCAGCAGTCACTCTTGCCACCCAAGTAGGTGCAAATCCAAGAGATACAGCAAATACCTTGACTCAATTGTTTGCTGAATACGATAATATTCAGAACGATAAGGATGCTGGTTTCATTAATACCACACAGCAAAACAATCTTGAAAGAAACCTAACAATTGCAATTGGCAACAATGCTGGCAAAGCAGCACCCGTGGTTGGTGCTATCACAATGGCAAGACTTATTGAAGGTGGAGTACAAGCAGGGGATATTCCCATTGCTAGAGGACAAGCAGTAGTCAAAGTTCTTATGAAAAGAGCAGAGATGGAAATGCAGTCAACTATTTCTTCCATGAGGGATGAAGCACGAAGACAACCAAATGTCAACGATCAGACTGCTCTCTACGAAATGTCTCCCTCTGGAAATCCTGCAATTGAACTTGGCGATAGATTAGGTGTTTATGAGGTTGGTCCAGATGGTGAAAGACGAGTAGCACCCTATATGGATGGCATTGCACAGCAACTCGACACGCTTTCAAAGGAATGGGCAAGACAAGAAGCAGCATTCACAAAGTCAAAGGGAGTGGCAGGAAATGTCGCAACCATTGACAATACATTCATGGTAGACGCAGATGTAAGACAGATTGATGCTGCTATTGCAAATCAGGATCTAGGACTTACAAACGAGGATAGATCCATTGCCATGACCAATCTTGCTGTAAGAGAATTCAATGGTTCTCTTGCTTTTAGAAACGATCCTGTCTCTGCTGAAAGACACATCATCCCACTCAAGAGAGTGGTTGATAAGGAAACAAAGCAGATTGAGAGTGAGACTCCAAATGCTCCAATTATAAAAGTAACTGTTAAGGGTGGAAGGCAATTCTCTGTTCCAGAATTTGTGGCACAAGATCCTGCTTTTCAAGACTTTGTTGCTGCTGTTGGAGATCCTAATGCTATGTCACAAGCACTTATGTCTTATTACGCAGATCGTCTATCACAGGGTGGTAATCAAGGAGACAGAGCAATATGGTTGTATGGTATGAAAGTACATCTAGAAACCACTATGACAGATTCCCAAATGAGAACTGCGGAGAATCCTACCCTTGCTAGAACCTACAGTCAGGGTGAACTGTTGGATGTAGCAACCACGGCATCTACAAATCTCTTCAAGCGTTCAGATAAGATGGATGTTATACAAAGAGATATTGAAGAAGAGTATGTCGGTAGACTTGTTGCTGCTTCTCAAAGCGTACCTCTGGATTGGGTCAAGCATATCTCAAAGAATTATTTCGCAGCAGGAGCATCAGAAGACTCCTTGAAGAAGGGATATAAACTCATCCTAGACAGCAGAGGAACGGTCATAGATCAGAACGGGGTACAGGTTAACTACGCTTCTGTGGGAACTGTAGCGTCTGAAATCGCAATGCAGCAGGAAGATCCTGTCATGTACGAAACCCTAGTCATTGCAGAAGGACTTGCGATTGGAACCAATAAAGATCCATCCGAATTCCTACAGCAAGCACACACCATTGCGGTACAGAGAAATGCTCAATTGGAAGCAACCAAGGGTATAATGAAAACTCAAGGAGAATTGGTTCCACAACCAGCAATTAACTTTCAAACTGGATTGCCTATGCGTGATTCAGGAACTCTATACGGTAAGAGACTTGAAGGACTCCGTGCTGCATTCAAAGAAACATTCAATAAGGATATTCCAAGACAACCATTTGATGTCTCTGGTATTGATAACGATCCATATTTCTCACTTGATGTAGAAGACTACAACAGAATGAATGCTGTATTCCAAGGATTCAAGGCAAAGGGATATGGTGACGATGTTGCGATCAAAGCAGCAGTCTCCACCATGAAGAGAATGGGATATTCGGTTGTCACCAATGAGGAACAAGCAGGTGCTACCGTTGGACTTATCTTTGATCCTTATGCTGTGAATCCACCTGATGATGTAAGGAATACCGTAGCATTCAAATCTTGGGTAGAGAAGAAGATTAATGAAAGACAAACAGTAAAGAAAAGCATCAACCTTGGTGATGGTAGAAGCAGAGGTGGTGCGGTAATTAAGTATCTCACAACTGCTGATCTTACAACTCCAGACTCCAAAGTTCCATTTGTTCTAATCTATCCTAATGGAGAGAGATTTGAATATACTGGACAGAATGGAATCAGTTACAGAGATTATTTGGAAGATATGAGAACACAAGAATTAGAAGCGGAAGCGAATAGAATCAATCCAGCATTTTAAGGATAACATATGGATCAAGAACAACTCAAACTAGCACCTAGTAAAATCAATGTTACCCGTCCTCAAGCAGCAGTCAAACCCCCCGTGATTGCTGAAGAAGAGGAACCACAGAAGTTGACTCCAGATGTTCAACCAACAAGAGTACCTATTTGGAGAGATGCTAGAGGAAATCTATCCTATGACATGCCAGACAACTATAACTGGTTCTCTTCATTTGCTGACCGTAGACTCTACGCACAGACAGGTGGTGGAGCAGGATATTGGTTGGGTGGAAGAACTCCTACTCGTATGTTCTATGAATGGTCTATTGGAGACTTTCAGGGATCAGAGAAGGATGAGAAATGGATGGCACAAACCTCTGATGACAAGTTTGTTTCCAGTTGGACCGCTACCCTTCGCAGTCAAATAGGAGTATCTGAAGAGATATTGAAAGCAGACTACGGGGATACTGTTATTGAGGATGCTGTTCGTAGTTCAGTGAGTTCAAATAATCTTGGTGCGAAGATAGCATTCATGCTTGACTCTTCTGAATCCAAGAGAAGAATTGAAGAATATGATGCCACTACTTCTTGGGGTGGATACATTGGAACCAAGACTCTATCTGCTGTAGGCAACTACATGGCAGTAGATCCCATCACAACTGGAACAACCATTGCTTCATTGGGAACGGGAACCCTGCTTCCTGCTGCTGCTCGTAGCACCTTCATCGCTTCTAGACTTCCTTGGTTGTCTACTCCACTCAATACAGCAAAGACATGGTGGACTGCACACGCAACAGGATTGGCAAGAGCAAACTTTGGATTCAATACCATTGATGGTGCTCTATCAGGATATGCTTTTGCAGCAGGATACAATCAGGATCAAAGCATTCTCCGTGGTACTAATGCAGTATTAGATACCAATTATTTGGATGATATTGCTCTCGGTGGTGCTATTGGTCTTGCTGGTGGATGGATGGGATACTGGATGAATATGAGGCAGATCAGTCGTAACGCTGCCATTGAATCCCTTGCTCAATCTATGGGAACCGTTCCACATGAGTTTGCAGTGGATTATGCTACAAGATATGTACTTCAGCATGGTGAACTTGTTCGTGCTGTTCGTCGCATTGGCGCAGATCCTACTTCTGATATTGTTAGAAAGATTCAAGATCCACAGTTCCTACGCAACGCAGGATTCCGTTCTCCTGAAGAAGTCGGTGTATTGAGAACTCTAGTGGAAAGTGGCAAACCAACAGTAAAAGAACTTGCTGATATTATTGATTCTAAACTTATCAATGAGACAAATGATACTGTTGATTTCTATAACTTTGTTCGTGATGCATTTCAAGAAATTCGCAAGAAGGTAGGAAACAGAATTGCAACAAAGACTCCAGAAGGAAGAGTTATATTTGACTTTGAAAGCAATAAAGCAGATATCCTAGACATGTTGAGAAAAGGAAATAATGCTGATGTTGGAACTAATGGTCGATTGAAGACTCTTGGGTACAGTGATGATGATGTCAAGTATCTTTATGAATTTGTTGAATCACGCAGTGGATTAACTGAAATTGATTTCCATGAATGGGTGTGGTCAAGAACTACTGATAATCGAGGACTCAAGCAAGATATTGATATAATGCTTAAGTTTGCAAGAAATGTAGAAGCAGACGAACTTAAGGTAATTCAAAAGCATTTCCCTTCAGCAGTACCAGAACCAAATGAAACTGGTATTCGCTTTCTATCAGAGCGTCATGGAGCAGGAAGAACTGTAGAAGGTGTATTGACAGAAATCTCTACAGGTCAAAAGAGATCATTTAGAGATATCAAGATTAATAAATACGGTGATCCAGAAATAGAAATTACTGAAATACCAAATCATATTCTAGCAGATGAAGTAAGTATAAACGCAGAAAGATTATCTTCTGGTGTTGGAATGGAATTTGGACTAACAACAATGAGTCTTAATAGATTCCTTATTGACAATAAAGCAAAACTAGATGCAATAGCATCAGCAATAGAGAATAGAACAAATGCATTGCTATCTCTACCTGAAGCAGATACTATTCTTAATTCTGGAGGAGTTTTACAAGTAGCAGAAAACTTTGCACGAATTAATTCTGCATTCAAGCAAGTCGCAGATAAACTTAAAACAATAGAAGCAGATCTACGAGAATTGCCAACCATTGCCGATCAAACCAAATATCTTGAAAAAGTAAAATCTCAAATCATTGAAATTCAAGAAGATCTTCAGGGATGGTCTTATCTCTTTGAAAATCCTGGAAAATTAGATGGTCTTAAACCACAGGTTAGACAAAGATTACAATCAAGATTAAAGAGTAAAATACAAAAGTCTAAAGGAAGACTTGAATCTTTAAAGTTAGAAGGAAGAATTCTAGGTGTTAAAGTTCAACAGAAAGTAAGAGAATTTCTATCTGGTGAGACAGAACAAGCAGCATCTGATATTCATGCTGTTAATATCAATTCCAAAATTGTTGAATTGTTTGATGACTTTGCATCAACGGTGACTCGTAATGTTGATTTTCGTAAGCAGATGGTTTTCACTAGAGAGTATAATAGACTCAATGGAATTGTATCCCTAGACACCATTGTAAAGAACGCAGACAATCCAAAGTTTGCAAAGAGTGTTCAGGATATTGTTTCTAAAGTTGAAAAGTTCAAGGAAAAGTTGACAGCATCTGGAGCATTTGAATCAAACTACCATTCACAAGGTATGGATCTGTCAGCAGGACATCCTGGACAAAGAATAGAAGCATTCATAAACTCAACCGATGATGACCTTATTGTGGCATACAATAGACTTCTAAAAGATATAGATGCATTTAAGAAACAAGTTGGAGATGACGCATTCAATCCTGTATTTATTGAAAGACTAGAACTCCTACAAAAGCAAAGATTGCTGAAGAATGACTTGCTTCGTGTTCGTCTAAAGAATGGAATGCTTGGTGAGCAATTAGGATTGTTGAACACAACATCCACTGCATTCAATGTCAAACCAAGACTTATTGATGGTGAGATTCCATTTAGAAGCAGAAACAATATTGGAAGTCCAGATTCTCCTATATTGCTTACCAAAGATAAAAGCATGGAGAGAATTGACATTGATGAACTAGATGATTCTGTTAGTGAAGAAGAAATAGGGGTAATGCTGGATAAACGAAAAGTTCAAGAAACCATTACATTTGCTGATAAGCAAGCAGCACAAGCAGAAGCAGTCAATACTAGATTTACAGATAGACTTCAGTATGTTCGTGATCTAAAGAAGAAGAAACCATTCCAAGGTACAAGGTATCAGAACACATTCAAGAATCACGATAACGCATGGCATGATTGGACAAGTGCTAAAGATGTCCTTGGAGAAATTGCAACCCTTCAAATCCGAACTGGAAATCCAATAGTAAATCTCAATGATCTTCTAATTCATATGAATGCAGAACTTGAAGTAGCAGCAGATAATCTAACATTTAGTATAGTATTGAAAGACAATACAGATATTAAATTCCAGAATCTGCCAATCAGTATTCTAGATGAAACAAACTTTGATATAAAGACAGAAGCATTGTCAGAGTGGGTAACGAAATCTGCATCTCTGTTTGATGACGCAGATAAGGAAATGAAGAAACTACTGCAAGGAGGTCAACTAACACGACAGCAATACAACAATCTAATGTCATCGTATGGCATCGGTAATGGTGTTATTGGTGGTTGGTCATTTGCCGCTGCTAATGCTGCTGTTGTCGGTCTTCGTCAAGCAACTCTTGGAAGATACTTTGGTGGAGAAGGACTTGTTAAACTTGCTGAATGGGCATTGACCAAGAGTATGGATGTTCAAGGATCAACAGCAAGTAGACTGTGGTTCAACAAAGACTTTAGAGCAAGATATGGTGGAATGAATGCATTTGAACAGGTATTGGTCTTTGCTAATCTTATTGATAGTCCCCATGTTCTTAAGAGAGACTTCGGTAATATCATTGATCTAAATCTCTTCTCTGCACAGCAGTTGAGAAATAACAATGCGAGAAAGGCAAATGCTTTTATTCAGGTCTATAAGGATCTTCACAGTAGAGGTGGAATTACAGCAGAAGATAATCTTGCAGTTATCAATTCTCTAGTGGCAACCCCAGGTTCTGCTGTTAATCTTACTCCAAGACAAATGCAACTTCGTAGAGCATTTGAAGAATATATCCAATCTTATAGAACTGATGTAGAATCAATCGTTGGTCCAAATACTGCTGTTCGTACAATGGTTAATGTTCTTGATAACATGAATGAAGATGGTGTTATTCAATTCAATAGGAGTGCAGTTCTAGCAAATAGAAGTCGCATAAGAACTGTAATAGGAAGCACTCTTGAAAGATATGCTCAAGAGAACATAGACGCAGTTAGAAACCCAGCACATCCCTTCTGGTCAGGTCAAGGAATGCTTGGAACATTAAATACACGAATCGCAAATGCTACAACAGCAACAGATCTGCTTTCTCTTCTTACTCTTCCTACTGCAAATAGACATACATTTGGAATTGAAAGAGCAATTAGAGGTTTAAGCAATGCAGAAGTTGCTGCTATTACTAATGTAGATGAACTTGTTGATGCTATGAACAGAGTAAGAACTACTCCTAATAATAATTTTGCAAGAGGAATACAGGAGCAAATTGAAGAGTATCTAGAAGCAATGGATAGAACAAGACTGTATGAGATTTCAAGACAAGGAAGACATAACATAACTGCTGAAAGATTTGCTGGTATTCGTTATGATCCTAATTTCCGTGATCTATACAGATCAGTAATGTTGGAACCAGAAATGAATGTATTCAGGGTTAACAACCTTGCAGATATTGTTGTTGAACACGCAAACAATACAGGTCTAGGATTGGCAATGCAGGGTCAGATCAGTCGTGAAATTGGTGATGTAAATATCTTCCAAATTCTTGAAGCATCAAGAACACATCTTCGTGATGTAGCATTACAAGCAGAGCGTTCTGGTCTTGCAAACCAAGTTAAAAGAACAGAAGAAACAATCAATGCTCTAGAAGACAGAATGGCACACGCTCTTGGATTCCAACTAGAAGCAAACCCAAGAGCAGGATGGACGGAAGCAGGATTCCGTCTACAGAATGGAATGATTCGTGCATCTGTTGGTTCCTTCTGGGGATTACAGACTGCCATTGCTGAAGTTCCAAAGGCAATTCTACTCAATGCAAATCGCAATGGTACAATAAATGCAATCATTGATCTTGTCCATGCTATAACAACCAAAGAGGATCTAGATGATGTTGGATTTGCTCTAGAACAATATACACAGAGATATGCTTTAGGAATCGACAATGAAGCATATCAGGGAAGAGTTCAACTTAATCGTGCTACTCCGCAGATTAGATCTATACCATCTGCGGTAACTGGTGTGAATCTGAATCCTGCTAATCTTATGCAAAGAAATGCAGATCTTCTTCGTGGAAGAATTGTTGATCCCAATGGAGTAACATCAACCATTGCTTCAACAGAAACTCCTGCAAACGCTCTGACAACAGCATTAGGAAGAGCAACAGATGTTGCTGTAACTACTACTGAATCACTTGCCAATACCAATTCTCGTATTGGTGGACAACAGTGGTTCTTATCAGTTGGTAGAGACATGGCAGTTCGTAGAGGCAAGAGACAAGTTGTAAATAATATCAATAGACTTATTGCATTCTCTAGAGAGTTTGCCACTTCAAACTTCGATCAGATTGCTGACTTTGGACAAAGACTTGATGCATTCAAGCGATTGGCAAAGAGACATAATCTAGATTGGGATTTCGTAGTTCGTATGAACCATCATGGTTTGCTTGACGAGGGAGATCTCCTTCTATTGCAACAAGCATTTAGAAATAGAAGTGTTGTTCGTCCTACCAGAACTCTTGCGGGTGTACAGATTGGGACAGGTGCAAGAGAACCTTATGTTCTCCAACCACTTCTCACTGAGTTGGATTCAATAGCAGCAAGAACAAATACAGTATCTCGTAGAGATGATATTGCTGCCAAACTCACAGGATTCCTTGATGAAGAAGTCAATACAGCAATGAATCAAGCGAGCACCATTGCTTCAAATCCCAATGCCAATATTGTACAAAGATGGTTGTTCCAATTCTCTAACTATGCTAGAGGTTTCCAACATCAGACAATTCTGCGTGGGGCAAATGATTCAACTATTGCCAAAGCAGTAGCAATGCTTGTACCAATCATTATTGGTGAAGTAATCTATACCAATGTCCGTAGAATGATGGAAGGACAGGCAAGAGGACAGAAGACAATGGAACAGGCAAAGTCAGAATTTGAAGCAAAGTTGCGTGAGAATCCTGAACTTGTCATATATGAAACTATGAGTAGAGTTCCTGTATTTGGTGGTCTTCAGTCATTTATGTTTAATAGTGCAATCAATCCACTGCAACAAGAAACAGCAATTGGAAGAGATATCAGAGATAAATGGATATCAGGAGCACATAATTGGATTTACGATGGAACCGATTGGGCAGTTGGAAATATCAATAAGATGACAGGTGAGAACTATAAGACTGATGACTTTGTTTCACCTACACCAAATCAACAGAACATCTATCTACCAACACACTATCCTTGGGATTTCAAACCATACTCTGACGGTGTAAAGTTTGTAAATGAACTTGTTACAGATAATCCATATCGTAATGAAGCAAAAGTCTACTGGGATTTCCCAACAGGAAGAGTCTATTCTATGGTTCCTGGGGTCAGGACTTGGCAGTTCCAGACTGCTCTACGCAACCTCGGATACCCTGCTTTACGGGATGATGCAAGGGCAAAGGAGTTCAACAAGCGATGACACTTGAAATATCCGTAGGGAAATTCACATATCAACTAACAAAGGAAACAAAGCATGGCACTATCATACATTGAAGCGTATGGAACGGGAAGTCAGTTTAACTTTCCGTACTCCAGTATATCTTTGTTGGATGACGATCTAGTTAGCATTTCGTCCCAACTACGGGTATACATTGACGGCACATTAAAGATTGCAGGAACAGATTATACAGTCAATACAGTTACACAGAATGTTCAGTTTGTTGCTGCACCTCTAGGTACTGAACTTGTACGCATTGCTCGTTTTACCAAAGACGATGATCGTTATATCAACTATACAAACTCCACAAATGTTACAGCAGCAATTCTAAACACTGATGCCACACAGATATTCTTTATGGCACAGGAAGCAAAGGATCTTCAGAATGATGCTATGGTTGTTGGTTCAGATGGAAAGTGGAATGGACAGAGCAGAATCATTGGACATATATCTGCTGGTATAGACGGTACTGATGCTGTCAATGTGGCACAACTACAAGCAGCAGCATTGGGAACAACTCCTGCTGCTCTTGGTGGACACGGGTATGAATCATTCACAGGTGATGGAACAACCACTGACTTTGCCTTGCCAACAGCAATTGCTACCATTACATCTTCAGAGGATATTCAGGTATTCATAAGTGGAGTATATCAGACTCCTGCAAATGCATATTCAATTACTGGTGGAAATATCGTATTCTCCCCTGCTCCAAGCAGCGGAGCAAAGATAGAAGTGCTTTGGTTGCAAGGTGTATTGAGTGGAATTCTTGGAGCAGATGCTGTAGATACCGATGCTATTCAGAACAATTCAGTTACTGTTGCCAAGATAGACGCAGAAAGCGCAACCACAGGACATGTCCTAAAAGCAACTGGTAGTGGTAATGCCGCATTTGGAACTATCACTTCATCCGTTGTATCAGACCTTGCTACTACTGTCAAAGCATATAGACTAGATGAATTTGCTGCTCCTACGGTATCAGTGTCTATGGGATCGCAGAAGATTGTGAATCTAGCAAATCCAACAGCAAGCAATGATGCTGTAAATCTCTCATACTTCACCAACAATCTAGGAACATATGATAAGAATCAGACAATGACTCTTGGCATCCCATCTGGTGTCGGTGGTCAGGTAGATGCAATTACAGCAAGAACAGGAACATATACTTCTGGAACAACTACAGATGCATGGCGTGGTGGACATATTGATTATACATTCAATGTTCAACCTGGGTCTGTAAGTTTTCTTGTACCGTTGCTGTTTGGAAGTGTCTCTGGAACTGCTCCTAATGCTACGATAGGTAGTGGTGGTGGTAGTGCAAACTTCCATCAGGTAACTATTCCTTTAAGTTCATACGGTCTTACCAATATTACCAGACCAGTTATTGTTCTGTTGCATGATCATCAGAATCAATCAGACTCACTAAATTACATGAGAATATTCTGGGATAATCCCAGTGGCAATAGAGTTAGATTCTTCTTCTCATTGGGTGACAGCAATGCTGCACCTGTAGCAAACGCACAACTTGTCAACACAAACAACAGACAAGCATTCTTTCAGAGTGGTGCTGTCACCACACCAACCTGTTGGACAAGAAAGAACACACTCTAATAGGAGACACACATGGCAATTAGCAAAGTAATACCCGCTCTTATAGATTCTACAGGAGCAACTACAAATCAAGTAATTCAATTCAATGGATCCAGCGTTGCTTGGGTGACACCAGCATCAGGAACCACATGGCAGAATACACAGACTGCAAATACAACCACAACTACTGGAGCATGGAACTTTATATTTCCCTTTATCATAGGTCAATGCTACATTGAATACCTAGACAGTAATGTTACAAATGGAAACACTGCAAAGGTAGTTGCTGCTGGTTGGGTAAATATGAGATCATACAGTGGAACAAAGAATGCCAATATCACGGATAGATTATCCCAGATGTGTGGTATCTCTGCCACTCCAGGAATTGCGTATTTCAAATGTCAAAGAAGTAATAGCGGTCTTACATTGACCGTCACAAGAATTGTCACGACAAGTGCTCAAGCAACTGGATATATTGATACTGGCGTTGGATTGTTCTCTTATGTTGATGAAAACTGGAAGACCTCATATTCACTTCGTGTAACTGCTTACGAAGACATACAATCCTAATGGAGATATTATGGACCCAGTTACAATACAAATCATAATCTCTTCTTTAGGAGTAGCAGTTCCCGTAGTAACCTCAATGATATGGATTGGATTCAGAATAACTGAACGAATTAATTCTCTAGACAAGACTCTTGTAGAGATTAGGACTCTGCTTCAATGGACTATAACTCGCATTGAACACATTGAAAAGAATCTAGAGAAACTTGATACAAGAGTATCACATCTAGAAAAGACTACTCATTTGGAGGAAAAGAAATGAACAGAGAACAAAAGGTACAAGCAGTATGGGAACTCACTGCCGACATCATTATTGCAGGACTACAGAATCCCGATACAGCAACCCCAGGAATGATTCAATGTGCTCTTCGTTTCCTACAGGACAATGGTGCAGAAGCACTTGCTGTTCCTAATAACAAGCAGGATCAGATCAAGAAACTATTGCCATTCCCTCGAATGGAAGAAAGGAAGACAGGATGATAGTACAGACTGTAACATTAAGTCAAGCAGTTGGAAATGGAACAACAGCAGTAACTCCAAGCGTTCTTACAAATCGTTCATTTACCAGAACTACAGTGACCTTTCATATAGAAGGACTACAAGCATTGACTACTGCGGAGATTCAAGGAAGGTCATCATCTACCGCATCTTGGGTAGGATTAACACCAACCCCTACCATATTAGCAGGAGGCAATGGAATCTATACAGTTCCTCTGTGCAATGAGTATAGGGTATCAATAGACAATACAGGTGAGTTGAATGTAGCAACAATGACAATCTACATGGGGAACTAACATGAAAGTAAAACGATCCATACAAACAGTTGACCATCTAGTAACATCAGAACATAAGTTATCTCTTGATGGATTTCCAGATGGTGCTGGTGCAAATATTCAGATTGAGATATTGGCAGGAACAGGAACGACTACACATGTATCAAAGACAATCTCTGGAACTCTACACCCATCCATGAGTATACTATCTCTACTGACACCAAGCACAGCATCAACAAATACCTACTCTACTCCAATAAGAATGCCATCCTATTCAGTGACTATTCTTTCATTTAGCAATGTAGGTACAAATCAAATTCAGAAAGTAGCACTATTCTAGAAAGGAATACAATGACAGTAACAGCACTAGTAGAATCGGCATCTGTTGCCGATGGAGCAACCTATAACGGACCCGCAACAGTTCTTGAAGCAGCACCATTTGAGGATACAGCAACATGGCAATTCCAATGTTCAGGAGCACCACAATCTGTAACACTTCAAGGTAGAGCAGCACCAGATGCAAATTGGGCAGATCTCAATACAGTCACAACCACTCAAGCAGCAGCAGTAACTGTCAGGTTTGCACCAGAATACAGAGTCGTAGTACAGAATGCCGTAGGTGGTGGAGCAATTACAGTCATATCCTATATTGGAAGATAAGGAGATATAGATGCTTATCAAGAAAATAAATGATGACGGTGCTGCTACTGGAGCAGCAACATTCTTTACAAACTCCACTAGACTTGACAACTATCCATTTAATGAAGACATAACGATTCAATACGAATGTTCTGCATCTGCTACTGGTTCACTGACACTTCAAGGTAGAGCACACCCTGATATGGATTGGGTAGATATTGGTGCAGCAGTCACCATACCAGCAGGACTCAAAGGAGTATTCCAAAGAAAGAATGCACCAGAGATCCGACTCAAATGGATTAAGACAAGTGCGGGAAAACAAACACTAACATCATGGGTGGGGAGGTAAAATGAAAGTAAAGAAAGCATTCAACAACACAACTGTAACAGCAGCATCCACAACTGTTGATATTACACTAGATGTCTATCCCTTTACCGATGTCATTCAAGCATATGTTGAACACAATCAAACAGGTGGAACAAAAGGAGTAAAGATATACGGTAGACTCCATCCATCCCTATCATTTCAACTCCTTAATAATATCACTAACACATCTACAACCAAATGGTATACCATCACTCCTTGTGCTGAATACCGAGTAGAGATTAATAACACAGGTGGTGGTAGCATGACAGCATCCTGCTACCTCATGCGATAAGGAGAAACTGTGGAAGAGAAAGAATACGAAGACCTTATCAAGAATGACTTTAAGAACTTTCTTTATGTCGTTTGGCAGCAACTAAACCTTCCACAACCATCCCGTGTACAATATGACATTGCCGATTATCTACAGGACGGTAACTCCCGTAAGATGATTCAAGCAATGCGTGGAGCAGGAAAAAGTTATATCACTGCTGCATATGCAGTATGGTGTCTCTATAGAAATCCTGATACCACTATTATCTGTATCTCTGCCGTACAGAACAGAGCAAGAGAGTTTATTCGTTTAAGCAGAAAGATTATTGATGCTATTCCATTTCTCTCACACCTAGTCCCCAATCCAAATGATAGAGATGGAGCAGACAGGTTTGATGTAGGATGTAGATCATCGCCAGATAAGAACCCATCAGTGGCAGCATATGGAATCAAGAGCATGATTACTGGTTCCCATGCTGATAAGATTATTTGTGACGATGTTGAGATACCGCAGAATTCTGCAACGGTTGAGTCTAGAGAACTCCTATTGCAGCGTGTAAAGGAACTAGAATCGGTTTTAAACCCAGGGGGTGATATCATCTTCCTTGGGACTCCTCAATCCTTTGACAGCGTATACCGCCATCTAGAGCGTTCCTATCCCATCAGGAAGTGGACAGCAAGATATCCTGATCCAGAGTCATCCCAAGCAGAGAACCTTGCTCCGATGCTCCTAGACGATTTGGCAAGGGGTCAGGTAAAGCAGGGAGATCCTACCTATCCAGAATATTATTCAAATGATACTTTGCTAGAGCGGGAAGCAATCATGGGAAGCAGCAACTTCCAATTACAGATGATGCTAGACACCACACTGTCAGATCAGTCAAGGTTCCCACTTCATGCTGCCAATCTAATAGTTCATCCTGTATCTCCTCACGGTGGGTCTACAAGAATTCTTTGGGGACAATTATATCCTTGTGATATTGAATCTCCATCCCCCCTCCCCAATGACAGGTTCTACAAACCCCTCCATGTTGATACACAGATCAGGGATTGGAATCAAACGGTAGCAGCAATAGATCCTGCGGGTAGAGGCAAGGACGGGACGGGTGTTGCCATCATTACAGAACTGAATGGCATCCTCCATCTGGCACATGTCTCATCATACAAAGACGGATACGCAGAGGAAACCCTACATTCCATCTCATCTCTATTAGAACATTGGGCAGTCAAGTCAGTGGTAGTGGAGAACAACTTTGGCGATGGCATGTGGACGAAACTTCTCATTCCACACCTCCAATCACCAAAGAATATTATTGAAACCAGAAGTTCGGGGCAGAAAGAAATCCGTATTATAGATCTCTTACAACCCCTAACAGAGAATCATAGATTGGTAATTGATCCCTCTGTAGCAAGGAATCAGGACTTTGGATTCCAGTTCACCCGCATATCCAGAGACAGAGGCAGTCTCAAGCACGATGATATTATTGATGCAGTCGCAATAGGAGTAGAACATCTAAAGGAATATGTCGCAGTCGATCCAACCACAGTGGCAAGGAAGAGACAGGAAGCAGAAGCAGAGAAAACAGTAAAAGATTTCTTGGCATCCTACAAACGACAGAACAAACTATACGGTGGTAGAGAACCATCCCAGGGGTTCATGGGAAGAGACAGGAGCAGAACCAAGCGGGGATGGGGGTCTATCCCAAGGTAATGCGGAGCAGCGAATCAGGGGGAAACCCCGAACGAGCGAGTCGAAGACGAGCGAGTGAGGCAATAGCGAAAGAATAATATTGACATTGGGTATTCACTTCGGTATTTACTTTTTCGTATATCACACCCACCAAAGCAAAGAACCCCAAACTACTCGGGGTTCTTTACAAGGGAGGTGGAAAATGGCAATCAGCGGGTTGAGGTATCTACTAGTCTTCCTCATATGTATCGACATTCTCTGCTATTCTTTCCACCTTTGCGATACTTTCTTTAAAGATTTCTATCATTGTTTCCAGAGTCCACTCTAACTGTGAGTTGTATCTCTGAAGATCTTCTATTTGTCGCTCAAGAGTATCAACCTTGTCCTGTAGGGTCTGTGACATTGGGAACCTCCTTGTCCACTAGGTGTAGGTTGGTGTATTCAAACTTTCCACCAGCATCAGGGTGTAGAATCATCTCTACCCTCTTATCTAATTCCACTGCTCTCTGATACAGGGATCGGCACTTCATTACATCCACCTCTCCCATGTATCCCCTCATCTTTGCCTTTGCTCTGGCATTATTGAAATGGGAAATCCAAGGTTTAGTCTTTGTCTCGTTGGCACGGTAGACCTTGTGACGGGACAGGACTTTATCCTTGTGGGCATTGTAGTAGGTTGATGATTTGATTCTGTTCTTGTGCTTCCGTTCTTCTTCAGTCATTGGCATTCTGTTCTCCTTTGTTTGATATATCTCTTGTCACTTTTCCAAATGGTATCTATTCCATGATAGTTACAGTAGTGAATGAGTCTCTTTGGGATGGGTTCTAGACCGCCTAGAATCCTCTCTGACAGGGTTTGATTGGGAGGACGGTTCCACAGGTAGGCATTCCCTTCCTCCAGTTCCTTGCGGATTCTAACACGGTTGATTGGTTTGTTTCTATTTCTCATACAGATATGTAGGTGATCATTACATATCTATTTATCGTCTAGTGAATAGTTCTAACTTATGAACGAGTGAGCAAAGCGAGCGAGTGAATATCTCTAAAATCGGTTTAGGGGTCGGAAATTTAAGTCAGACTTATACCTTATTATTGCTCTGTCACCTCCCCCCGTAGGGGTGGTAGCAGACCCTTGTGCTGACCTCTTCGTTCTCTGTGCTAATCGTTGCGTTGAGTCTGCTGCCACTGCTGCTCCATCACCTCCAAATGAATAGCAAATATTAATTAGATCTTTTCCATTGCCTTCCAGTATCTTTCCAATACTTCCTTTACAAACTTTTCTGAATCAAATACTTCGTCAATGGTGAGTGGTTTGTCGTTGTCCATACCGCTATCATACACTGAAGAGATATAGATGTCAAGTGAAAGCAGAGAAATCTTTGTAAATAAAAGGATTCAGTTTGCCGATATATCCATTGACAGAGATATACATATAGTGTATAATGATGGAGTAGTGAGGCAGGGTGTTCCTTCCCATTACACATCGCAACTAGGAGAATGTTATGGCAAAGTTTATTGTTACGAATTATGTTACGGTTCCTGTGGAGTTTGAGGTGGAGGCAGAGAATACCGAAGCACTGCTGGAGATGCTAAACAATAAGAGCATTACTTCACAGGACATCAGGGATTCTGTGGGATCCGATGACGGAGTGGATGAGATCTGGCATGTGAGTGACGAGGAAGGTAATTCCTTCCGCACTGACGAGATCGCAGTCTGAAAGAAACTAAAAGAATCTGGAAAGGACAGGAGGAATCTTGTCCTTTCTTTTGTAAGAGCGTATAATTGGTATATCGGTGTGAGATCTGCCGATATACATACTAGTGAAGGTATTTCCCTAGAGGTGGGAAGCAGTCGATAGTAGATGCCCTATCCCACCCCAGAGTGCTAGAGACTCTGAACTCATTTCTCTTTATGAAGTTTGTTCCTGCGAGATGGAACTAGAATGGATTGTTAAAGGGTTGTTGGCGACGGGTAACGGACTCGGGATCAGAGATGATCTACAACCAACAATAAGATCTAGTAGGAGATGGTTGATTCAATATTCAACTGATCTCTGAACTGGGTCTTATTGTCTCTGGATTGGATCTGGGATCAGGCATGGAAATCCAAAGCATAAGGAACAGCAATGAACATTCAAGGCAATATAAAGAAACTACGGCAACTAAAGAGATGGAAAGAACAGAAGTCCAAGGAGAATCCTTTGAAGGGGATAGAAATGTTTCTCAAGGTGTCTAGGGAATTGGTATTGGAGAAGGGTGATTGGGTTCTGTTCTCTGGAAATCAGGTAATGAGAATCAATAATAGAACCTATCCAATGCTACTGAAGAACCCTGACCGAGACTATAGAACATGGCATTGTGGAATGGTCACGATAGAAAGTCGATGGCATCCTAGTCTTCACGGTTCTCTAGTGGGCAAGGGATGGATAGATGGAATTGAGGTAGAGGTGTGGAGAAGGAATCCTAAAGAAACTCTTTCAGAATCTTTACCATTAGGTAGAGATCAATCTTTACCAATCTGCTAGGTTATTGGGTAGAGAGATTGACAAGAGATATACATAGAGGTAGAATAGGAGTGTGGAGTAGGAGGTCTACTCACACTGCCCAATAAACAAGGAGATAGAGAAAGATGGATGCTAACAAGACATGGAATAACGCAGACATGACAGAACTAGGATTAAATGGAACAGTATTCGGACAGGTTTTCGGATGGGATTACTTCAATAACATGAAGGAAACCATTGAGAAGGAAGTGGGAGGAGAAGTGGTTGCTTGGTGTGGCGAAGAGATTAATCACAACATGAAGGAAACAGTTGAGGTTCTATATTCTGAATGCTTCTCCATCTACAAGGATGAGAAGGGATACTACCTACTGTTTCTTATTGACTATATCTGTCCACAGGAATCGGGTTGGGCATGGGAATGTGATGGAAAGGGTGGACAGACTACGACTTGGAGAGTGGACATCACCATGAAGAAACTCCTCAATCGTATTCAAGCGTTGGTCAGATAAATACTCTATGGCATAGAACCTCGCTCCCTTGTGGTGTAACAACCACTTGGGAGTTTTCTTTTAGGAGCAAACAAATGTATCTAATCGGCGTAGACTACAGTATCAGTTGTCCAGCAGTATGTGTATACAATGGAGTGACGAAACCCAAACCATCGGATTGTCAGTTCTTCTACCTCACAAAGACAAAGAAATGGATAGGAGAATGGGGCAATGTCAGTGGTCAGGAATACCCACAATGGGAGCATCCAATGGAAAGGTATTCAGCAATAGCAGATTGGGCAATAGATGCCATGAGAAAGGGAAGGGTTGATCTCTTGGACATTCCAAAGGTTGCTATTGAGAACTACGGATTCAATGCCAATGGCAGAATAACAGACCTAGCAGAGCATACAGGAGTCTTGAAGAAGAAACTATGGGATATGGATGTTCCTTACACCTCTGTCTCTGTAGGGTCAGTAAAGAAATCCCTGACAGGCAAGGGAAACTCCACAAAAGAGGACATTGGTTTCCTATACAAAGCAGAAATGCCAACGGTATTACCCGCTGGCATCTCTCCTACTGCTGATTGTCTAGACGCTTATGGTGTCATGCTGTCGGCATTCTTTTGAATCCTGATTATTCACAGATTGGATCGGTGTCCATACATTCAGCAATCTGATCCATAGAATCAAGACCAAGACACACCTTGCCCATTGGATCAATGCCAAATGGAACAATGTTTGAGTCATCTCCACTGTCATAATACCTTGCCACAGCAGCAATTGCTTCTCCTGTAGACCGTGCTGACACTACAATTGTCTGTTGAGTTTGAATGTAGACAGGAAGAGTGAACACATAGTCTTTCTTCTCCTGCTGTATGGCATTGAGTGCTGCGTCAAGACGCTTCCAAGATTCGGTCCGTTCCATCTTTCTCTATCTCCTTGTTTATTGGGCAGTGTGAGTAGACCTCCTACTCCACACTCCTATTCTACCTCTATGTATATCTCTTGTCAATCTCTCTACCCAATAAC